TGGCTTTTGGGTTTGATTCTCCAGCCGTTACGTCTGCAACGGTTTCCATCCAAACCTCAAAGGATTTAACTGGCTTTCCGGCGGCTTCGCGCTTGTGAGCGTTATACGCCAAAAACATTAAATCCCAAACTCCTATCGCTTCTTGAGCCTTAGCGACCGTTTGTCCGGTTGCCTTCTCCCATTTAGCGAACTCTGGTGGCTGTGCGACGTAAGTTGCTTGTTCACCTGAGTTATATTCGATTGTGATTGGTAATTTCATTGCTCCCGATGCTCCGATCTATTAGCTGAATGATTCTGCAGGTTGTCCAACTACTGTCAAAGTCCAAGTGTCGGTAAGTGCTCCGGGAGCAGCTCCGCCAGCGCTTGGAAAGATTGGCAATACGTTGAAAGTAAAGGTTGCGCCGCTAACCGCTGTGAAAGATACGGCTACGGTTGTATTTGGTGCGGTTTCAGCATTTGCCCACATCGACTCAAACAAAGAACCGTGAGCGCCGGAAGCGCCCCAGTCCTGAAGAAGTTCGATTGTGAAAGTCCATTGCTTATCGACTGACTTATATGCGCGACCATCCAAAGTCTGATAGGTCTCGATAATGGTTTCAGCCGATAAAGTTGCTGAGGTTGTTTGAGCGTCATATGGCTTCGTATCTAGTGTGAAGGTCACATCGCGCCCTGTGATGATTGTTGTCATTGGGTCTCCTTATGCGGTTTGCTCGTAGCGGACGCTCAAGCTGATGTCTGAGACAAGTAGGTTAACTGCTCCGACTTGAGTTACCGCTGGCTGACTGACCGTTGATAACTCATACTTGGAACTCGAAAGAGCGCCAAGAATACTAAGAACTAGCTTCTCAAGATTATCTAATGAGGCTGGATTTGATAAATAAGCAACTGCCGCGCTTATTGTGTAATTTAATTTTACTCGGGTTGTTACTTTGCCCAAAACTTCTAACTCCATATATGGAGAATCCGGGACTATAACTACCGCAGGAACTTGAGGCGCTTCGGGAACGTGATCGTAAACGTTAGCGCTGACATTTGCCAGAGCCGTCTTTATTGCGGCTCTAATATCTGTTGAAATTGAGGGCATTAGCCAATCATCGTTTCTACGTCGAGATAAGGCCCTAGGATTCCTGAAATTCTATTAAAAAGGGATCGACCCAACCGGAAAGGTGTAACGGTAAAGTCGACCCCTTCTATCTGCCCACCAGCGGCAGTTCTCGATTGAAAGACTTCTACGGAAGTGACGATTACTGCGTTTTCAACGTTTGGATTGCCTACATAAGTAGAAGCGCCGGACAAAGTTGCTGTTCCCGCTGGGATTACGTTCTTCTCAATTATGTCTGCATTTGTGATAGCAGCTGTGAAAACATAAGGCTCGATAAGGTCGTCGGTTACTGTGACTGTGGCGTTAAAAGGTGAACCGCAGCCAGTAACAATGACGGATTGTCCCTCAGAGAATTCGTGAATTGTTGAGGTGTAGTAATACGCGACGTTATCGGTTAATTTAACTTTCTCAATTCTTGTCGAGTAAGTGACAAGCATAGGGAGAATTAAATTTTCGGAAGTGTCGATTATGTCGTTCAGGTAAGCGTCGTTATAGAGGGAAGACGAAACGCCAAGGACTGCTCTCAGCTCTGACGCTGTAACTATCGTTGGCATTTCGTCGCTCTTTCTTCTCTAGGTGAGCGGCCAGCTCGGGAGCGGACTGGCCGTCACTATTTACTTATTTAGTTCTTGTTGAAATGGCAGGATCCGTTAGCAACCTTAACTGCAAGTGCTCCGTATCCGTAGTAAGCAACCTTGACTTGTCCAGTCGCGATTACATCTGCGCGAAGCTGGAAGCGAGGTGATTCATACCAAGTGTATGACTCTGGGTTGATTACGAACATTGAACCGTCTCCGGTTGTGTATGTCAAAGCTGACAAGGAACGAGAAACGTATAGATCTAAGCCAGCAACGTTTCCGCGTAATGATTGTGGGCTTACTGCTCCACCTGCGTTTGACGGATTTGATGCGGTGTAGATTGGTCGACCATTGTCGTTGTAGGACATAATGTTTGCCCATTGTTCTGGAGATACAACAATTGAACGAGCGAATCCAAGGCTGTTCTCATATACCTCAGCAGCAGCTTGAGCTACATAACCAAGAAGGCCAGCAGCGGTGTTATCTTGTGCTGTTGGAGCAATCTGGCCAGATGAGATAATGAGGTTTGTTACATACTTGTCAGTTTCTTTAGCGTATGCAAACTCCATTTGACGAACGAGCTCGTCGAAGAATACTGGTGAGCTTCTATCAAGAAGTTCTACCGAGAATTCCTGACCGCCAGCAAACTTCTTAACAGCAACGCTTAGGAAACTGTTTGTCATACCTGTTTCGCCAATAGCGCCTTCTTCGGCAACTTCAGCAACAGTTGGAACTGCGGTAATCTTTGGAATTTCAAACGTCATACCGGCAGCTGGAAGTGTTCCTCGAGAGATAGCATCGATTGAACCGCGGTCAGCATTTGATAGCGGATTGATGATCTGTGCGAGTTGTGGGGTCGGAATTAGACCTGCGTTGTTTGTTGTGGTGTCATCAGCAGCGCGAACATAAGCGCGAGCATCATCATCACCGAGAGCAGCGCGAACGCTGTTCTCTAGATATTTCGCCTTTGTGAACTCAAGGCGAGGAGCGGTAAAGAAAGCTGGGCGTGCTGCCTCAACTGTCTGAACCTTGGCAGCTTCTACCGTTTCTTCGGCAGGAGCTGGAACGGTAGTGTCTGACACTTGTTCTCCTTCGGTTGGTTGGTCTGCCTCAGCGGTTGCCGGAGCAGAATCTTCTTGTGGGGCTTCGTTCTCAGATGCGGCTACTTCAGAGACGCGAGCTGAGTCGATTGCTGGATCAGTAACGAGAGAAACTTCCTCTAGTGACGCGCTAGTAATTTTCATAACGCCATTATCGTTAGACCATTCGTTAATCATTGCGCCAACGCTAAAACCATCGCGAAGGCCAGTAGCAGCTTCTTCCAATGCGTCATCGGCAGCAAAAGTCTTAGCCAAAACAAATTTAGCCGTTATGCCTTTATCGGATGCCTCAAACGAAGTCAGTTTGCCAATAGGTCGGGTTCTATCGTGCTCAAGTAGCAATTTAACATTTTTCATCTCGATTGAATCTTTGGCGAATACTGTTGGGCCAACTGAAGTGTTGCCTCGCTCATTCCAAGTGACAATAGTTCCGCTGATTGTGCGAGATGCTACATCTGCGGCAGTAATCGCCATTGGTAGGTTAATTTTCATTTGGTATCAAGTCCTCCTCGCGCTGAATTTGTTCAACGCTCATCGCTCCGATTCGGTTTAGGATTTCGTAAACCTGAGCGCGCTCCAATGCGTTACCGCGTAGGAAGTCGTCTAGGTCAAAGCGCACCATCACCGGATTAGGAACAAAGTCCGGGAGTGAGAGCCTTTCCTCAATCGCTTTAAGAATAGGGCGAAGTGAGAAATCTACTAATGAGCGCCGTTCGCTAACCGCGTTGCTATATGTCATTGAAGTAGTCTCGGCGCTCAAGAAGTAAGCCGGAATACCACAAGCTCGAGCCAATTCTAGCGCTACATATTGACGAGCTTCAGTAAGTTGTAAAGATTTTGGATCAAAACCAATTTCCTTAATATCGACATCAGCATTTAGAAAAGCAGTTGCTCGATTCTGACGAGCTGTTCGCCAAGCACTTAACAAAGAGTTAATTCTTTCTGCCGGCAAATTTGTGCCAGTTGATTTTAAGGCAAGCGTTGGCATTGGGTCGCGAGCATAAGTGACTGCCGCATTTTCTAAGTAAACTGCTGCGTTAATAGTTTTACCAGCGCGATTTAATAAACCTTCATCGCCGCCATCAAATCTAATTAGTGAACCAACTCCAATGTTTGGAACTTTTTTACCATCAACAGCGTAGCCAATTATATTGTTGTTAAGTGGGTCAGTATCAACAGTAACCCTGTCCGGAGAAATACGCGTCCAAGAACGAACTCGACCACCGTCGGTTGTTGAATACATTTCTAAAACTTGTCCATAACCGACACCGTGAAGGAAAATATCTTCGGCTAACCAAGTGTAAATAACAAAGCCAGCAACTCTAGGATCTGGTTGATTTATTACTCGATGAGGATCAACATAAGCACCAGTAATGCGATTGAAAGTTGTCAAAGGTAATGAACCAATAGTTCCACAAATAATGTTTCTAGCTCTTGCAACAGCAGGAACAGACATCGCAACTGGACGAGTCGTTGTAGTGCGTCCACCTAAAATTTGATAGACGTTATCTTGTATTTGAATCGGCGTTAAACTAGCTTCGACATCTGAAACTTTTGTCGGAGCGGAAGCCGGAAAGAAGAAATCTCGAATAGCACCCATTAAGGCTAAATTGTAAGGGATATGTGCTACGCGACGATGATATCTACGCCGTCATCTGATTGAGTGGCGTAGTGAGTAGCCATTGCCGCGGCGACTGCTCCCGTAATAACTGCGGCGCTGACTTTTCTTCCGAATATCCACCCACCATCGCCAAAACTAAGTCTTACCGCTGACAAACAATGGTTGGTTAATTCTTCTTGGCTTGAGTGAGCCAATCTTTGACTTGAGATGGCCGAAACGAATTCATCGCAGCTAGTTGCGTAGGCTTGGCCGTCAATAGCTTCTAATGGGAATCCGGCTGGAACTAATCGAGCAGCTACCGCGCTAGCTGTCCTAGCTGAATAAGCAATTTTAATAACATTGAATTTGCGATACCAGTCGCCAATATCGTTAGCGATTAGTTTGTCGGATAGATAGCCGGGATTTGTCCAAGTCTGA